GGGCGGGCGCCTGCCAGTAGGATTGGGATTTCCATTTCTGTCCCTTTGGCTGCCTCCATAACCTTTTTTATATCATCATCTGTCGGTACATAGAGCTGCGGTCGAATCTTCTGCGGGAGAACGGTGTTCAGTGCAAAATCGGGGCGCGTCTCCCTTAATACGGCACTGATTAGAGCGTGGTTATCCCGGACGCTCTTCGGGGAGTGCCCTTCGGTAAACGCATTGACATGCCTCTGGATATCCTCCTGGGTTATGTCATCTATTCGGATATCTTTCAAGTCCTTATAATTTTTCCTGGCGCGTTTATATTCCCGGACGCTGGAAGGGGACAGCACGACAGACCTTTTTTCGATGTAGGCCTCAAGGGCTGCCTGGAAAGTTAAGGAACGCGGAGCAGCAGTTTTTTTTGAAACTGCATAAGCAGCGGCGGCAGCCTCAGCCTCTCTCTTTCCTGCGGGCTTTGGATTGTCAGACGTGAATGATTTATAGTGTTTTTTCCCGTTTTCGTCTGTGTAGTCGTAAACACGGCATCTCCATGATCCAGACGGGAGTTTTTTTGCTGTTGCCATAGTTAATCCTCCTTTTTAGATAAATCTTTTATTATAAGTCGTTTCAATAATTGTTCCTCAGTTGTAGCTAATTTGTGATTGCAATGCTGTTTACATAATATGCTCGCAATGGCAGACGCATACTGATAAAATGCAGGTTGGTTGTGTCTTACAAAAGACCCATCAGCAATGTCATAATATCCTAACTGTGCTTTCTGCTGAGTGCAACCGCCTATATACAAATAGGCCCATATGAAACCCTTGCGAGGTATTAAGTGAATTGTGTGAGATGCAGGGGCAAATGTAGATGGATTTTTATCGTGAATATAATATGTGTTCTTATACATTATTATCACCCATTAAATCCTTAAACAATTTGTCAAAGTCAATTTGTTCGACTTCTTGTGCATTTGACAGCATCTCATCTACAAATGATGGATGTATCTTTCTAAGCATATTCAACAACTTATTGTTCTCACACAATGAGGCAGCTGTCTTAACACAAAGTGCATATAACATAACTGATTGCTTAAAGTCTATTAGTATTCTTTCACCCAATTGCAACTGATCAGTATTTTTCAAATGCACCTGAGCCTCTTGCATATTCTTGTTCGTGCTTATTACAATAACTGATTCTCCGGTTGTTGTGAAGTGCTCATTGTTATCCGTGTTAGTTATATTTACTTTATACATTATTTTTTCCTCCAAACTTCTTTTTAAGGCTCTTCACCTTGTTCACAGTTGCTTGTGTAGTAGTCTTAGACCTATACTCTCTAACCATCTGGTCATACTGACGAGGACTTAACTCGTTTATTACAAGGGTACGCATACGAGCATACTCTTCTTCGTCCTCTAATGCAGATATGTAATCTAACGATGAAGGGTCTTCAATCTGAAACTGCTGATGGCCATCCTCGTGTTCTCTTAACTGTTCTATTGATACAAAGGCCGGCGCATATCGCTCTTTGCGAATACTCATTAGCACCATATTTGAGAACGACTTCTGTACAATGCTCTTGTGAATGTAGTATCCTTTGTTGTACAAAGTTATTATACAAAGACGGCACATCTGGCACAAGTCGTCTAACTCTAACCGAGGCCAATGCTGATGCTGAGCAGATGCCAACGAATTTGTTAGAGGTTCTAATATGCTCAGAAGTACTGGCAAAGGTGCTTGTTTATAGCCTATAATATACTTGTGGGATGTGGATGCAGCTGATGCATATGACTCTTGTATCAACTTAACTATCTCTATCACACAGTTATATGACAACAGACAATTGTATGTGGATGTGTGAGATACACAAAACTGGCACTTCCAACCTATGAGAGTATCATCTTTGTACTCAGTATACACAATGTATGAGTACAACTCATCGGTTATATCTGTTATAACAGACAATGTACGAGCCGGTGAGACAGGACCCGTGGGCGACGACTGAACACGTATCACAATTGTGTCAAGTATCTGACCTTTGTTCTTCACATATTAACTCCTTTAGCCGAGCTGCAATATCTACAATGGTGGTGCGGTGAGCGAGAGGAGCCTGAGACGCAGCTCTGGTAAGCGATGATACCACCCGCTGCAGTGAGTGAACATAGCATGATGTGCTGACTGTTATTATCTGTGATACTGCTTTCCACTCCAGTTCTGTCCACAGCTCGTTGTCTACGAAGTTATACAATATACGTCGCAAAGATACGACCGAGGACCGTTCACCGTGAGTTGCTATGAGGTCTTCATAGTACTCGTTTGTTACAATTATTTTGCACTGTCTACAAGAGATGGACGACCGCGGAGGTGTCGGAGGTAAGTTCTCTATGGGTATACGACCTTGCTCGCCAGCGTCTAACACACGATTTACAACATCTGTGAGTGGGCCGAAGGCTGTAAGAGCGTCGTACACATACTCGTGTAGATATACTGTTATCTCTAACATAAGTTACTCCTTGTGGGATTTGCATGGAAGATGGTTACTTCGTCATACGAGCATGTATGGGACCATCAAGGGACGAGCGGCCTTGCTGCTCTTTTGCTCGTTGCTTCAGTTCCTCTCTACGAAGTCGTTCCATCTCGTTTGTAGCCATAACAAGGTTCCATTCTGCTTTGGCTATGGCAGTGCGGTCTTGCCATTCGCCGTAATACAAGGGAGGTGTAAGGCCGGAGGCTGGAATGTCTGAGGGATGTGGTTTGCGCTCCCACAGCTCGACTACGTGTCTTGTATCTGTCTCGTTTGCAGGGAGTATTATGTAACGCTTGATATTCGGATTGTTGCGAACAACTTCTGGCAATGACATAATTAACTTTTAACTCCTATAAATATATTTATATGGTATGCTAAATACAAGGTGACCAAGGCTGTCGGAGGGCAGTATGGCCACCTTGCTTAGCGTATGTGTGTACGCAGTGTATCACACGCGGGGTATATTAGTTCTCAGCGGTAGCAGCTGCATCCTCGGCTGCCATAAGAGCTTCGAGTTCGGCCTTGGCTTTCTCGATGGCTTTCATCTTCAAAGCTTTCTTCTGCTCAATGGTCATAGGGCCACGAGGTTTGCGCTCAGGCTTCGGTGCATTCTTCTTGTTTTCCTCGGCGATAGCCAACAGTTCATTGAACCGAGGGTAATCTTCTTCTGTGATAAAGTCAATAAGCGATTTTGCCATTTTATTCTTCCTCCTTTACTTCGTCCATCGCTGCAATCTGTGCCTGCAACTTAGCAATCTTAGCCTCAAGTTTCTCCTTCTCGGTCATGGGCTTGGCCTTAGCTGCCTCGTAGGCCTGACGAGCTCTTTCGATGATAGCCATGTACTCTTCCTTCTCAGCGTCGGACAAATACTCAATAAGTTTTTTGTTCGGTACTGCAAGGGATGTAGTCTGGCCGGGGACGCAAGCTGCTTTAACAGTCAACTCAAAGCCGTCGGGGTTTTCATCCAACTTCTTGTCGGCGACCGCTTTGTTAATCAGTTTGCGGTTCGTCGGGTTCTCCGGCAACATGAGAGTAGGTTCCCAACCCTTCGGCTGCTTAACCTCCAACTCTACCGGTTCGTTCTGGTCGACAGTCATAAAGTACTTGTCGTCTGTGCGTGTGATCGTTACCATGGTAACTCCTCCTAAATATTATTTATTCCTCGTTGTACAGCGTGTGGTGCACAGCATAGGTTACAATGTTACAAGGTCCGATGAGGCGCTTGCTATCTTGGCTCTGTCTCATCAAAGGCCTATATTATAATATATGATAATCTGATAAAATTATTCCTCTGTATTTAGCTCATATGTTGCAAGTATGATACGAATAGCACTGCGCTCTATTAGCTCGTGAAGGTCTTCGTCAGCTTCTGCAAGATATGTATAGCGAGAGCAAAGCGTCTCTACAATGTGAGGCGGTAGTGGCCAGTTGCTGCAGTCAGTGTCGTGCAATGGAAGGCAACCACACTCTTCTATGAGGATGTCGTCAAGTGACATGTCGTAGTTGCCGTCAAACACTAGAGGCTCTGGTGCAGGGGCGTCCGGGAATAGTTCCTCGTGGAGAGATGCACGAGCCGCGTTGATGAGGTTCTTGATGTTGTCCTCTGAGAGGATGAAGTTACGATTAGACATAATATTACTCCTTTGTGAGGGTCTTGCCCTCGTTTATTAAAAACTTATTTACAATAGACTCTGTAGAGACGGGCCGCTCGTGAGATGCTAACCAGTTGCGGTAGTAGGCTAATGCGTCGTCATATGAGTGGAAGATGGCTGGAAGTGTCTGGCGGCCACCAAACGGTGCAGATCTGTCTATGGGCTGATATACAATGCGGTATGAGGAGCCGGAGGCTGAGAGCCATGAGACACAAATACGACCGGTTGATGTTACAAAGGCACTGTGGTCCGAGTGGCGAGGGTTACGAGATACAATTTTCACAATCTCATCTATGTGGAATGTTATGTAGTTCATACATTTGTCATAGTTATTGCTATATGAACAGATATTGCATCCTATTTTGCACAGGCTGTGTAATATCTGGCGTATATCGTTTAACTGAGATGTTGTTAGTCGCATGAGTCGTCCTCCTCGCAGTTATCAGACGGTTCCTCATCTACAATTGTCTGTGGCCGGGACGGGGTATCACGAGACATATCGACGATGTAGGGTGCATCAGGTACTGTGTTTTGCATAATTATTACCTCCATTTGTTGTTTAGTTAATCTTATTCTTATTTCAAAATAAGACTTTTTAAGAGAAAAATGTTAAAAATTATCAAAAAAGGAAAATAATGAACTTTCACAAAGTTATCACAATTCATCAAAAGTTTCACAGAATTTTCACAAATCTCGACTATTTTGAAGAAAAATTGATTAACAGTGATAACTAATTTTCAAACTAGTTAACGGTGATAATTAGTTTAATAGTTAACTGAGATTAACGAATTTGCTATTTTACAAGATGATGTTCGGGCCGATAGGCCACTTTTGTGCACTTTTTGACTTTTAATATATCAAATACCGATTTTTTGAAATAAGAATATCTTTTTTCGGCCAATATATCTCTTTATTTTATAGGGGGAGGGGTATAAATATATCAATATATAGTATATAATATAATAGTATTTTTTTTTTTTTTTTTTTAGTAGAGTAGAGATATTTTATAAAAAACTAGACCTTAAAAGATAATATTATAACTATATCTTGATATATTTATACCCCTCCCCCTATATTTTTATAAGGGATTAAGCCGAAAATATCTTATTCTTATTTCATAAAATTAGTCATTCCAACCTATTCCAAGCGGCCCTTCGGAGCCATACCTCTTGTACAAATGCAATTGCAAACACTTTATTTGTTCCTCATCAGTTAAAGGAACTAAGCAATAGCGTTTAATCTTACTTTCAAGATAAGTTGCTGCTTTATCATAATTGTAGCATGCTATTCTTGATATGCGCAAGACGCCTGCTATATTGATAGACGCAATACGATATCTGCCAAATTTGTCGGTTGTTATGTAGTATACTCTTGGTGAAGTATTTTTAACAAAATATTCCTTACAACAGCAAGCCGACCTGCAAGGACAAGCCGGCCCGCCGTCGAACATCATTGTACCGAAGCGCCGATGAGCGATTTTACTTGTCTGTCTCAGCAAAATAGAGCGATGTGTCACATATTGTTGCAGTAATACTTTTGTAATTCCCTCCACAGAATATCCAGATTGTGTTCGAAGTTGACAGCCGGGTTCATTATAGAAGTTAACCTGGCTGCCAACACAAGTTGTTTAAAATCTTCGAGTGTTAAGTGTGCTACATCAAACATTATAATTTGTACTCCTTAGACTTGCGAGGGGTGATGTGCGTCAGTTTGCTAATGGTGTCCTCCATAATATTATAACGCTCTCGCAAGATGGGTTTGACTAAAGGCGAGGCCTTGTCATAGAGGCGACCGAGAGAGCGTTTGTGCTTCTCAGCAGCTTCCATCAACTCATAGGCCTCGGGAAATGTCAGTTTTATCTCTGACATTCACACTGTCCGGTGATTGATTTTAACATATGACAGATTGGACACACTTCTGTCTGTTCTACAGGTTTTCTAAGTGGATTTGCTCTACGAAAGAACCGATTTGGTTCATTGGGCTTGCTATGTTCTGGAACTAATGACTCATATTGTCTACGAGATTTACTATAAGTATATCCCCATGTGTTATAACTATTCACCTAACGCCTCCAGTTCGGCTTGATATTTGGCAATCTTGGCCATGAGTTTTGCCGTGGGGTCATTCATAGCTTTTTCGCGATTAGCGAGGGCTTTGTCGCGCAATTTTATGAACATCTCTTTTTCGTCGCCTTCGAGATAATCCTCGATTGGTGTACGAGTTCTTGTGGATTGGGTGTTGGTGCGATTAATCGGAGTTTTCACATTGAGTTCAACCTCATTATTCTTTTGGAGTGCGGCCTCAAGTTTGTTAAGATTAAACAATTTCCTACCTGTAGGATTTTCGGGAAGAAAAACCGTCATATCCCAACCTTTAGGCTGCTTGACTTCACATTTGATGGGTTCCTGACCCTCAATGTTGAGAAAATAATTATCCTTGGATTTGGTGATAAATGTACGCATAAGGTACTCCTTATAGGCCCTCAGGGACTTGAACCCTTAATTTTGCCGACCAATTGGACCGAGTACAGAGTATAAGACATTCGCTTATACCCTGATATTCCGATTTAATACCGACTCCCAATTGTAAGATGGTCACGGTTGGACTATTATTGGCGCCGCCCAGTTTAGGCGCCTGACCACCATTCAGTTGCCGCATTATGAGTTTATAACTCTGTGGTCTATGCGGTCGCGGGTCTCATTCTAAGGAATTCATCCTTTTAGGATTTTTTCCTTTTTGAGATTTCTCTCAATAATATATGTTTGAAATATATTAGCGAAAAGATCGGCGACCCCGATTTAGAATTCGGTATATATAGTAAATGTGTCGTAACATGCTACTATAACCCATTCACTCCTCCCAAGTCCTCCAACTCAATCCCAATTATTCTATTCATTATTATAATATATGATAAATTTGAAATTTAATATATCTA